AAATGTTCCCGAATGGATAGTTTATATATAAAACAATATGGCGACAACAGCACAAGGTATAGCAGATTATTCAGCAGGATTCGAGAAGATCATCCAGCCGTATATTCAAAACAATATCCCTAATCAAACAAAACTACTCAAGGTTTTGAAGACGAATGATAATGTTGAAGTCTTTAACAACAATTTCTACGTTACTATTAGATCTGGTCGTCACGGAGGCGTACAGACTCTTGCAAATGATAAATCCAAACTTAATTCAGGCGGCGCACCTTTAGCGCAAGGTACAATCTCCCCGGCGTATTTAGCAGGCGTATTCGATATTTCAGATGTAGTAATTAAAGCCTCACGTTCCCGTAAACAAGCGTTGCAAAGCGATCTCCAATTCCAGGCACAAGCATTAGTTGATGACTTCGCCAAACAAGCGAATAGACAATATTTCTCAGATGGCGTTGGAGTTGTTGCTATGGTCTCAGAATCAAGTGGATCAGTTGGTTCAGGAACAGTACAGATTCAATATCCTGATGGCAATATGACCACCGATGGTCGTGCAACTGCATTTTATGGAACAACCGGAGGAGGTATTAATGGTGATATCCTTCCCTGGTTTAAATATTTTGCACCTGGAAATATTGTCGGTATTGGTTCAGCAGGTACAGCAGTTGGGACTATTACTAGTACTGGAATTTCAGGCGGGACGCAATATGGTACTTTAGTAATGACTGGTGTAACCCCTTTCCCTGGCTCAGCCCCTATATATATATTAGATGGTGATGCTGATGCAGCTGGCACAACTGAAATTCAAGGCTTTAGAGCAGCGATGAATGAAGGGACTAACTCATATATGGGTCTTGCCAGAAGCACACTCACATGGCAACCACAAATCCAAGGGACAGCGCAAAACCAATCTCTTTCAATCCCCAGCATGGAGAGAATGTTCTATGCAGCGAATGAGTATGCGCGTCCGGGTGATAGATATGTATGGTTCATGAATCAATCTCTTATCAGTAAATTCGGAGATCTTTTGACCGCACTTCGAAGAACTGTAAATGAGATGGAGCTTGTTTCTGGCTGGAGTGGTTTGGCTTTTCAAACAGGCGATAAGAAAATCATGGTTGCGCTTGATTATGATTGCCCAGACGGCGAAGCGGTTTTAGTAAATTTGGATACATGGACTGTCTGCGAAATTGCACCGATGGGGTTTGTTCAGGACGAATTGTTACGTAGGACTGACTATGTCACTTTCCAGAAGGTCTTCTCCTGGTACACTAACCTTGCCTGCCGGGCTCCTGCTGCGAACGGTCGTATGGTCAGACAGACCAGATAATACACCTTCGTGAGGAGAAAAGACCGGGGTATGCCAATTAGCTAACTCAGTCTTTTTTCATATATGAAACACTTGGAACTAAAAGATTTTTCATCCGATAATTATCGGTACTATGTTGAGAAGCCAGACAAAGACTTTTCCCCGAAACGAAATTACTCGGTAATTAATAAAATCATTAAACAGGCATATAAGCAGAGGACGGAGATAGATCCAGTAGTTAAGCAAAACGCGGGGAATGTTGCTGATATCTTATCAAGCTTCGCGAAATATAAACTTGATCTGGATGGAGGCAAAAAGATAGAAGAATGGTTAGGCAAAGAATGGATGACAAAGATTTATGGTGAAAAGCTAATTGAGAAACTAAAAGTCAGAGATTCCATAAGGAAACTCAATCAAGCAAAAGGCAATACCATGTTAAATGGAGATTTTTATATAAACTAAATTATGAGTGGATTAGGAGAATTAGGAGAATTACCAGGATTTACACCAGGCTACGGGGGTCAGGTTGCACAACGCGACATAGATCAATATTATAATGTGCAAATTCAAAATCCCTCTGTTGATGGATCATGGATTGGAACCGCCTCAGGAACTGTTACAGCACAAACTGCACCCACTATTAAAAATGCCTATATGGATTGGCCTCGTAATGCTAAATATGCACTGAATGGTATAACTAATGGAACATATGGGGGTACGTTCGTTGCGGTTTGGGAGGATCAATTCGGTGCAATTATTACTGAAACTGTGGCTGTACCCGCCGCTGTGAATGGAGGTACAGTATTTGGAACCTCAATAAATTATAAATATCTCTCCGGATCGTTCATTTCTCAAGGATCAGCCGGGACATTTATCGGTACGGCATCAATTGGTGTAGGGACAACAACTTCTGGAACAGCCCAAAATAACTGGTTTGGTTTATTAACAAAAATAGGTGCAGTATCAGATGTAAAACTTGTTCGATGGGTAAATAATGGAACAGTAGCTAACTTCGCTAACACCGGGACAGGAATTGGTACGCAGGTGAGCCTCTCCCAACATGCCTTTCAAGGTACCTCAGGTGTGGCAACTACTGATACGTTAGATACTTTCTTAAAAACAACTTTTGATAATAATGGTAAGGGTACAATGAGCAACGCACAAATCTAATCTCCTCATTATTGACATTCATCTATAATTCACCTATTATTATCCGATAAACCATGCCTGATATACAGAAGCCGGTACTCCAAGCCTTTTATTTCCATCCACCATTCAGTAATAACTTCTGGTCTGACATCTTAGAAGAGGTTTATAAAAAACAAGTATATGTTCCCTATCTTCCCACGAATAAAGAGGGTAAAATATGTGTCGATATAGGGGCAAATGTAGGTCTTACTGCATATTATTTTTCCCAATATTTCGAGAAGGTGTATGCGGTGGAACCCTCAGAGCAACATCTTGAAGCGTTAAATACGATGATCCTACAGAATAAGTGTGAGAATATCGTAGTTATTCCTTATGCAATTTCTAATGAAAATGGGAAAGTAAAATTTTACCATAATACAAATCAAACTATGTTTTCACTTGAGAGCGTGGTGAATGATAAGAACGACTTTGAAGAAGTTAATACACTTACTATAGACTCCCTGATGGAGAAGTACGCCTTAGATCATATAGATGTATTAAAGCTTGATTGCGAGGGCTCTGAGAGTCAGGTAGTAACATCCGTTGGGTTTCAAAAAGTAGCTCCTAAGATTAAGGCTATTCTGGGCGAATGGCATAACTGGACGCAAATGAATCAAGGGATGTTCCAAAGAACACTTGAAGAGTTAGGGTATACATTCCATTGGAGAAGGGATACGCAAGCAGCTGTATTTGAGGCCGTAAGAATATGAAAAAAGTAGTATTTTTCGCAGTTGGTTCTAAGGAATATTCTAAATATGCCATTCCCTTTTGGAAATCAATGGTGAAGTTTCATAACGCCAAAGATGTAGACATGATTTGGTATACCAACGAAAAAGATCCCAAAACTCTAAAGAAGCTTCCTCAAGGAATACAAACAAAAGACCTTAATCCTTATTTAAAAGACCCGCTCTTTTACTATAGACAGAAACCTATTTTAATCGAGGAGCTTTTAGAAGAATATGAACTAGTCGTGGGTTTTGATACCGATGTGCTCATACTCGGGAAGCTGGATTATATTATGAAGATGAATGATTATGATATCGCAACAGTTATTAATTGGAACCGCTTCGATCAGCAATATTATCCACCGGTTGAATTGCAAAGAATTGGCATATTTCCGGCTGAGTATTTTAACTGTAGTTTAGTTGCATGTCGAAGTAAAAAGTTCGCTCATACATGGAAAATAAATTGTTTTAGTCCACAATTTGATAGAATGCAATACAAAGAGCAGGATATTTTAAACATTATGTGTTATTTTGGAAATTTTAATGTACGATGTCTTGATTATGGTGATGATCCCAATAATCATTACAGCTGGTATGGCCCTATCAGTAAGGGAGAGTTATCACGGGCATTAGTGAAAGAAGGTAATATTATGATTCCCAAGGGGTTAGGTGATACTCCTTTTCCACCGACTGATATCACTTTGAGAGCAATTACCCTTGCGGGAGGTACAGAAGGGGTGAAAGATAATTGGGGGGTATATTTCAAACCTGAAGTCATAGAAAAAATAAATGAGATTGTAAAGTAAGGAAACAAAATGGATATTATAGAGAAAGCAATACAATTCGCTACAGAAAAACATGAAGGTCAGCTTGATGATGAGGGCTTACTGGCAATTAATCATCCCATACAAACAGCCATTCTTATTTCTTTAGTGGCAATAGATGACCATAACCTAATCGCCGCCGCATATTTGCATGACACTTTAGAAGATACTAATACCACTTACGATGAGCTTGTAAAAGAGTTTGGTACAGACATAGCTGATTTAGTTAATGAAGTAACGCATGAGGGTACTAAAGATGCACATGGATATTATTTTCCCCGACTTGCTACTCAAAGAGGAATCATGTTAAAGTTCGCGGATCGTTTATCTAACCTTTCACGGATGAACTCATGGAATAAGGAAAGAAAAGCACAGTACTTAAAGAGAAGTAGGTTTTGGAAACATGAATAAAAGAAAACTTAAAATTATGTGGCTTTCGAATCACCCCGAAGCAAGCTCAGGGTATTCTCAGCAGACACAAGACATTAAGAAGAAACTCCTGGAATCAGGCTGGGATGGGTCAAACCTTTCTTTCATTAATACCGCCGGACAATATGGGTATAAAGAGGTTGATAAAGATGGAATATTAAATTTCCCTACCATGGATCATGTTCAAGGTTCTGATGCGATGATTCACCATATGAAACGGTGGGGGGGAGATATCATTATCTCCTTATTAGATATCTGGGTACTTAATCCACAAGACTTGCAACAAGTACCAAATTGGATTCCCTGGACTCCGATAGATTATGACCCGGTACCTAAGCCCATATTGAATAATCTTAGATTCGCGAATAGGATTATAGCTATGAGTAAGTTTGGTCAAAAACAATTGCAAGAAAACGGGCTAACTGCAAGCTACATTCCCCATCATGTCGATACTTCTATCTTTTATCCGGTTGATAAGAAGAAAAGGAAAACTGAGTTAAAAATAGATCCGAATACTTTCATTTTCGGCATGGTATCAGCCAATAAGGATTTACTGCCGAGAAAGAGTTTTGGTCAGGTTTTACAAGTATTTCAACAATTTCATGCCAAACATCCTAACTCGCTGTTATATATCCATACAAACCCTGATCAGCCGGGAGGATACCCCATACGCGCACATGCTGATTATTTAGGGCTAACACAAGCGGTAGGATTCCCTGATAGATATAAATTACACTTCGATACTCCAAAAAGTGAAATGAATCAAATATATAACGCATTTGATTGTTTACTCAGTCCATCCTCAACGGAGGGGTTTGGGATACCTATTATAGAGGCACAAGCAACGGGGACTCCTGCTATTGTGACTGATTATACTGCAATGCCTGAACTAATTACTGAGCAGACAGGATTTAAAGTAAAAACCGGATGTGAACATTTCATGCCGATTGGTGGCTATATGAAATTTCCTGATACGCAGGATCTTTACGAAAAAATGGAGATGGCTTTCTCAAGTAATCTTGTTGCGATGGGACACAATGCACATAAATGGGTAAAGGAGAACTTTGACCTTAATAAGGTTTGGGGCGAGAGATGGCTACCATTCTTAGAAAAACTAGAGATAGAGAAATATGGATTGACACCTACCCCTGAAAAAGCATAGAATTAATCTATGCAAGTTCCCGGTAATGTTGATCTCACAAATCCACAGAAAAATCCCTCCATGACCTATGATTCCCAATTCCTTCCGGGGACTATCCCGGTTGCCGGATCAGTTTCTTCACCTTATGATATTGGTGGTTGGGTGAATATCTCTGCGCTCGTGGTTCCTAATGGCACTATCCTTGGGGGAACAGTGTTTGCTATCTGGGGAGCGCAAGCGCAAATGGGGCCATATTATCCTCTCTATGGAACAACTAACGTCGCTACTACTATTACTATTGGTTCAACAGGCAATCAAATTATCGGGCCAATAACCCCCATAGTACCTGTTAGATTTATTGAGCTAATTGCACCGGGAACACAGTCAGCAGCGCAAACCATAAATCTTCTGGTAAAATAGTTTCATGGCTCAGGATACTATTCCCTCATTCGTTCTTGATACAGAACAACAAATCAAACTGTTCATCGCTCCTACACAAGCACAAGTCGCGGAGCAACGCTTTACCTATAATCAACCAGGATTTACCTATAACCAACCAGGTTGGCAATATGGCGGTGTGTATCTGGTAAATCAGGATCTTGCCCCGGTATTTTTCAATAATACTGTTACTTTATTAGCACCCTCCATTGCGTCTATAATAGATCTTGATAGAGAGAATGTGCCTCCAAATAATCAAAGGGTCATAGGGCCTGGCTGGTGGATGTATGTCTCTCAATAAGTATGGGCGCTAATTCATTTTCAAGTAATCAAGGAACGCAGTCGGCTCTTTTAACGGATAATACCGGGGGTCTCACGGGTACCCTCATTCCTATTATGAAGATTTCCACGGACCAACAAGGGACCTTTACCGCGGGAAATATCTGGAATGGTCAACTCGGTACGATTGGGACAGTACAGAATCTTTTAGGTGGGACTCTCACTTCTTTATTGGGTGGGACTCTCAATCAGTTAGGAAATCTTGGCACGTTACCTAATCTACCTGGAGGCTCTATTGTGGTTACAGCAGGCACCATTGGTACAATTTCAAATATAGGATCTATCGGAGTATTAACAACTGGAAACCTTGGAACAGTCGGGACAATACAAAACATTCTTGGTGGGACATTAACATCTGTATTAGGTGGAACAATCAATCAGATTAATAATATAGGCACTTTGCCTAAAGGCACCATTGCTCTTGGATCAATAGGAGGAATTGATGCCAATGCAGCAGCGCAAACAGCTAATCCAGTTAGTATAGGGGGTACAGATTCTGGAGGAACAGTAAGAACTATTCTAATCAATGCCGCGGGGGCTATGAATATTGGCACAGTCTCAGCGCTTCCTAATTTGCCCCAGGGATCTATCAATGTTACCGCTGGAACCATAGGAACAATTACCAATGTCGGTCAAATCTATAATGCGGGTACTCTACAAACAGGAGCGAACACCATTGGGAATATTGGAACGCTTATAACGGGAACGATCCTCTCGTCTGGAACCACCACGGGTGTAGGAACCATGACAAATCTCGGTTCAGTAACTAACTTGGGACAAGTGTATAACGCTGGAACAGTGCAAAATATCCTTGGGGGTACGGTTCAATTAAGCCCTATTCCAACAATATCCCAATCAACTTATGGTACACATGGCACTACTGGTGTAAGTGTTTTTGGAACTCTTGCGGGCGGTACAGGATCAGGCGCGGGTACTGAGATATTTGTTACGAGTGTAAGTATGTCTATCCCCTCAACCGGTGGTTCACAAGATGTTTCAATTGGTTGGGGGACAAACGCGGGTACATTCCAAGCGGGTACAGGTCTAATTGTTAGAGGAAATTTTCCGCCAGGCGGAGGTATTCAGAAGACTTTTAGTCCTGCAATAAATAGCGGGACAAACGCACAACTTTGCCTATTCCAGGCTGGTGCTGGTACGGTAGATGTGAATGTTACTTACTTCATAACAACAAGTACCCTTTAATATAACAGCGGTACGGTACTGTAGCTTGAAGATAGAAGCAAAAGACGATAAGATAGAGATACTTCATAAACGCAGTGCAATAGCAGTCTGGTAGAAGGCTAGCTATGGCCTTAAGTACATTCGTTGGAAACTTCACGCAGCCTACCTCCACTAACGCTTCTTTTGCAGTTACAGGGACAGGATTCACCCCCAAAGTAATCATTTTATTCGCAACTAATGAAACAGGGATAGGAGTCTCTACTAATTGGACGCAATATATGGGAATGGCTACAAGCACATCTAATAGATGCGCTATCTCATCCGTACAACTTACAACTACAAATAGCAATAATAGAGCGCATGACAATACTAAATGTTTTATTGTAGAATCACAGCCGTCCGGGACTACAATTGTGGCGGCAGACCTAGTCTCTTTTGATTCAAACGGATTTACGCTTAACTTTTCAACGGTTGATCTAATAGCAAGAGTTATCGGATATATAGCTATTGGGGGGTCTGATCTCACAAATGCTTTTATAAAGGAATTTATAGGAGCAGCAAGTAATACGGCCCAGGGATTTACCGGGGTAGGGTTCAAGGGGGATGCAATGTTTCTCCTATCCGCTGGAGTTAGCGGAGCTCCGCCCGCGAACGATGGAGGGGCAGGCTGTAACCCTGTCATTGGCTTTGCAACAGCTACCGCTCAAGAAGTTTCCTATGCCGAAGCATTTAATGCCACTGAGTCAGGCCAATTTGCAAAAATAATTGCTAAGTCTTCTTCGGCCGGATCACTTACTATGGCCGCTACGCTAACATCCTTTGACTCTGATGGTTTTACAGTCACCTACTCGGCCTCAAGCTCGCAAAAACGGTGTTTCGCGCTCTGTCTAAAAGGCGGTCAGTATGCAGTAGGTACATTCAATCAGGCAACGGGTACGGGAAATCAAGGAATAACAGGGCCGGGGTTTCAACCATCAGGAGTCATATTACAAAGTATTAATGCAGCTTCTAACGCCTCTGTAATAACAACACAATCCAGGCTCTCTTTTGGTGCTGCTTCTTCATCATCAGCTAGGGTAAGCATGTGGGCTGGAGGAGGTAATGGGGGCATAGCAGACAATGATATTGATACAGGGAAAATATTGAATATGATTACAGAGGGTGCGAGTCCTACAACTAACACATCAGCCGATTTTGTCTCAATGGATTCTGGAGGATTCACTGTAAATAATACAACTACTGATGCGACAAGTAGAGAGATTGCCTATTTTGCTATGGGAAGTAATGCTGTCACCGGAGGCAATAAACTCTTCACAAGAAATCTTCTCGGAGTTGGCCTATAGATCTCTTTGATAATTCCTAATTCTTCTTATATACTTAACGGGTGATAATTAATCTCCAAAATCAGTTAACTTTACAACAAGGTTTACAGCAATCATACTTCGCCTCAGCAGTCGCATTGGGGGGGACAATCGCACCGATAAAAAATGTTTCAGGATTTAATGGGTCATGGGCGGTGCAGTTTGGACAAACAGGAGAAGAAACAGCAGAAATAATGATGATCTCAAGTATTCCAAGCGGAACAAGATTAAATCTTGGAACTTCGCCAGCAAATACCGCCGGAACGCTTCTTTTCCCTCATGCACAAGATACTCCGGTCTATCAGATACATTATGACCAGTTCATCCTCAACCGTTCCACTACGGGCACTGCCGGGCCATTCAGCGCTCTTGCTACTATCTCTATTCAGCCTGACTCACCCTATACTCAATATGATGATGCAGCAGGAGCAAGTGGATACGCATATTACGCCCAATATTATAATTCTGTTAATGGTGATCTCTCAGGCTCAAGTAGCGTTTTTATTCCCGGAGGACCTACTTTTTATTCTCTGCAAAAGCTTCGTTCAAGAATCAAAGATAAACTCTATAGTGCAGGATATATTAAAGACGATTCTGTAATCAATGACTGGATTAACGAATGGATGGAATTAATGACCAATGACGCGATTAAGGTTAATCAGGGCTATTTATTAGGTACAAATCAATATAGTTTTGGGACGGCTGGTTTTGGAACAATTACCGATTTATTCTTCAAACAAGCGGTCAAGGTAGAAGTTACCTATGATGGAGTTTCATTTCTTCCATCGGCGGAAATAGCGATTAGGGCATATACAGAGGCAGACTTTTTCAATGCATATAATCCCCGTCATGCTTGGGTAGGAGAAAATGTCTTTCAAATTCTTCCGCATACACAGGCCGGTACAGCAAAATTCACATACTCCCAGCGCTTTACTCCTTTAGTGAGTGATTCAGACGAACCACCGCTTACATTAAAAGCTTATACAACTTCTTGTATAGAATATTGTCTTTCCGTAGCATATGGGTTAGATCAAAAAGATGCTGAGAGTCAGCAACACTTTCAATTATATGATAAAGGAAATAAAGACTTTATTTCTCAGATTACTCCGCGGGATCAAACCTCAGCAAAGATGATTGATATCAATGAAAGCATTAGCGGCATGGAGGACGATATAGCGCAGGATATGAGTGACTATTTCCGCTAAGCTAATATGCCTTGAAGATAGAGTCGAAAGGCGCTAGTATAGTAATACTTCATAAGCGTAGTGCAATAGCAGTCTAGCAGAAGACTAGCTAGTGTATGCTCGAATATCTAAACCCCACTGGTATTGACACCTATCAAAATACCTTGCAACTTGACGGTCAAATAATTCACGCGGTGAATGTCTATAATCCCGGTCAAGGTATTCTAGCCAAACGGCCTGGATTTAATACGTTCCTTAATAACCCGGATTCTATGCAAGTTCAGCAGGTTTTTAATTTCCCGGAACAGGATGGGACAACGCTTTATATGTATCGTGCTTCCGGCTCTCTACTCTATTACTCCCAACAAGGAACGGGAAATTGGACAATTGCTGGAAATGGTACTATCGCAAATAACGCTCATGTCGGTCATGCGATTCTCAATAATACCCTGATTATTGGTGATGGTATAGGAAGTACGCGTCACACGAGCAATGGTACTTCTTTCACAAACACCACGCTCGCCCCTATATCACAATACCTCGCACAATATCATCAACGCATCTATGCCTCAAGCGGAACAGATAGCACCTTAACCTATTCCTCATATGGAAGTGCTGATAATTGGAGTCTTGCCCTCCCCGCTGATTCCTCTTCATTTACGGTTCCTGATGAAGGAGCAAATGCTAATTTATTTGTAGCCGGTGATAGACTAATCGTAACAAAAAACAAAGGCAAGATGTTTAATTGGGATGATTATTCACTTGTTGATATGACTACCCGCTATGGTCCGACAATTCCCTGGAGTCTTGGAAATAGTGATGATACTTGGTTTTATGGGAATCAGTTGGGAGTCTTTCAATACGAAGGAGCAAATAGGACGCTTATCTCTAATCCGGTTCAGAACCAGTTCTATAACTCGCAGGGACTTGGAGCAGCTGACCAACAATATATTAAGAATGGTTATGGGTATGGGGTGGCTCATAATTGGGACTACCTTTTGACACTCGGTACTCTTACGGATAGTTTCGTGGGAAGGCAAATCAGTAACGTCATTGTAAAATACGACTTTCTTAAAAATCAGTTCCATAATTGGTCTTTTCCTAACCCTCCGACCTCTTGGTGTTCTTATGCGGACGCAAATAATGTAAAGCAGCTTATCTGGGGAGATATTACCGGACAATGCCGTCAGCTTTCCGCAACCGCAACCTCTGATAATGGCGCGCCAATTCCTACAGAAGTCGTGTTTTTATTCACCTATGCATCTCAGGCAAATATGATGAGTCCTACCTCTGTTTCTACAGTTTCAGGATCGACCTATGAGAAGAAATGGAACTGGCTAAGACTTTTCTTTCAGCCGGGGGATGAGGTAAATGTTCAAGTAGCTTTTAGTAACACGCTAACCTATCAGCATTTAAAATGGAGCTCTCCAAGAAATACCAAGGAACGGGGGAATGTCGGTGATTATTGGCAATCCTCAGATGGAGTTGTTGAGATGCGTTTTCCTATGACTGAGAATAATCCTCCACGGAGTAGATTTATGTTTCTTCGGATGTATGATAATTCTGATAGTTCAGCCTGGATTTATCGTGGTTGTGCTGTTGACGCGGAGGTGCAGCTTATAAAATGAACACAACACCCGGCTCAATATTAGGCGTACAAACCTCTGGAACATTACAGGTACCATGGGAATTTTCTACTAATCAACAAACTCAGGCTAAACGTACCCGTACCTCTCAGTTACAAGTAAAAAACTTTGTCCAGTTTACTAAACCATCTTTTTTTCTAGGAACACTCGCTAATAATGGCTCTATGCTTATCTCAACTTCTCTTACTCCACAATCTCCTCATGCGACAGACTCAACCTTTGCTATCGCACAAGTAGGAGTCTTTATCGGTACTTCTCTTGCTTCATACAATGGCAGCCAACAACTTTATCCAACAGTCGGAGGATCGCAGACAATTGGTAAATGGGATATTAGAGGGGATTATGACTATAACGGTGTTAACGGGACAATTTCCGGAACAATTTCTGTTTGGAATGGAGTTGTAATCAATAACTCAGGTGCAACGGGGACGATTCAATTTGTCTCGCGGTGGAGATATATTAATTATAATAGCGGTACGGTACTGTAGCTTGAAGATAGAAGCAAAAGACGATAAGATAGAGATACTTCATAAACGCAGTGCAATAGCAGTCTGGTAGAAGACTAGCTATGCAACCGCAACAACCAAACTATTCTCCAAACGTCCAAAATCAGACAGTTGAATTTGGAGGGGCACGATGGAAGGGAAATCCTGGTCAAGGGTGGACGCTAGATTCAACTGACCAACAACAACAGCAACAAGCCACTCAGCAAGCAGCACAACAGCAATATCAACAGCAAACAGATTCAGCTATCTCGGGTTTACAAACTCAAAAGGGAAATCTTGTTTCACAATATGGTGATCTTCTAAAAACGGTAACGGGGGAGTATCAACCCCTTATTAATCAGACTACAGCTACCGCCGGTGGAGAGCTAGCAAAGAGGGGTTTGACTCCTGATAGTACTTTATACCAACAACAAACCCAAGGCGCTCTAGCACCAGTATACGGGCAAGAGGCCACAAATGCGCAACAAATAGGACAGGGATCAATTAATGATCAAAATACTATGGCCGCGCAAATCGCTAATCTGCAAACAGGGGTGGCCGGTACCGCGTCTCAATTGCCATTATCATATCAAACACTCGCAAATCAAGCCGCGCTTATTCCCTCACAGATATTCGCGAATCAAGCTCAGGGCTCTTCCAGCTTACAAGGAGCCAATTATGTAACTATTCCTAATGTGGGAGTCTATGACATAAAGGGCGGTTCAATTATTTCCAGTACAGGACTCAGTAATTCTGGAAGAACTATATTAGGAGTAAACCAATAATATGCCAACAGTCACTTACCGCAATGCAGATGGATCAACGGGGCAAATGGACGTTAATCAATTACAGAAATTCGATCCCCAACTTTATAGCCAATACCTACAAAAAGTAGGGCAACCGAGTGCTGACATAAATCAGACTCAAACTTCAACAGCAGCAACAGGAGCAGGGATACCGGGCATCCAAGCTGCAAGCGCACAAAAGCAAATTCAGGCACAACAGACTGCATCCCCGTTGAATCTTAGTAAAGACCTCGCTAATAACATGGATGTATCTACAGCGGTTAAAAAATATACTGCTCTAGGGATGAATGCTGATGATGTATTTAAACAATATATTGGAGAAAAGGGTTTGCCAAGCGGAAATCCATCAGATTTACAAGATCTTGGTGTAACTGCTCAGGCAATTGGGAAAATAGGCGATCCGGGATCAATCATGGATCGCTGGAACATGAAAAATGCTGTTACCGCACTCCGGGGCTTACAAGACACATTCAATAAAACTTCTGCTCTAAGTAAGATACCGTTCTTAGGAGAATCCTACCATAACGCATATGACATTCAAAAACAGTCGGTTGCCGATCATTTATCCAGTCTCATACCAGGGGCTTCTCAGGGGCAAGCATCTAACGAGAGCTTTCTTAGCAAACTACCTGACCCCTCTAATCCTGCTCAAGTATCGCAAGCTAATGATACATTTAGTACACTTGAAGATTCGCTTTTGCAATCAAAGGGTTATACTCCACAACGATTAGGATTATCACCAAAGCAACAAACCGCTGGTCAAAAGGAATCTCAGCAGGCAGCAACCCCTCAGGCTCCCGCAAAAGGTGGAGATATATTACAAAATTCTCTCAATGATATTTTAAACATTGGCAAAGGTGCTGTTAGTCAATCATATGACATAGCAAGAAATACAGCTTTTGGGGGAATTGCTGACGCTGATCCAACAGGAACGGTGAGGGGGGCACTCGCTAAAGCAGGAGTATTACCCGCGGAAAATCCTACAGCAGCAGCCTTGAATCAGATAGGGGGAATAGGGAATGAATATTTGCATTCAGCAGGCATTATTGATAAAAATGGACAATTAGCGAAAAATACGGATGATATAAAAAACAATATGCTTGAACACGCTCAGGAGCATCCAGTCAATACAGCGCTTGATGTTTTAGGGCCGATTTTAGGGGCTAAAGCCGGGTTAAAGGATGAGTTGCCTATTGAATCGGCCGGACCAACAGATCCTTTCTCTAGCGCACCTGGAAAAGTAAGTCAAATGGTATCTCCAAATAACGCAAAAACAGCGATAGGAGCAATACGGGACAATGTAGTACAAGCGGGAGATAAGTCTGGTGCTACTATAAGCGGAAAGAACCTTGCACAAGGAATTAGGAATTGGGCAGATCAGGCAAAACTAAGTAATCTGCCAGACGCACAAGCAATTGATGATGCTGCCACTCAAGCCGAGCAACAATATGCAGGGAAAACATTTAAACCCTCCCAATTAAAAGACATCTATGATGGGATAGAAAAGGGTTATACCGCTGGGGGACAACCTCGCTCCGCTACAGCATCATATATAGATAGAGGTATTAAGGGGGTTATTTCAGACCAGTTAGATCAAGCGGCTCCGGGATTTAAAAAGACCTCCGACCTTTTCCAACAAACATATAGTGCGGAAAAAAGTCCGGTTAGAGCGATTGGGAAAAATGTAGCAAAAGGAGCAGCTAGCTATGGATTGGGGTTAGCAGGACTAGATGCCCTCAAACGCATACTTAATTTATAGCTTTATAAATACTTATTACCGCAACAATCGCTCCAAGTAGAAATACCATTGCTAAAGATCTTCCTGGATCGACTAGGAAATAATAAATATCAAGTATAATTGCAATTGTCCAAAATACCTTTTTCATACTTATTTAGTATACCCAACCCTCCACTCTTGGCTCCTCTTCCTTTAGAGATTGCTCCCAAATCACTTTTCCGAGACTCAATAATAATATCCCAATTAGAATTTGCATAAAAAATGCTCCGATCCCTTGCGTCTTGCAAGAGTTTTTTTAAATCTCTTAATATTTTCCACGCTTAACCCTTTTTCAAGCTCCGCAAGTTCGGCTAAAGCGCTCTTTATGAGTTCGTCGTCCCGGTGCATGTAGGCGTATATCTTTTTGAATAAATGTATCATAGAGAGGATTGTATCATACAATAGGCCATATGTCAATATCTATAGGTCTATTTGGACCAGCCGATCATGGATTGGCCTGTATACTTCTCCCAGGCGGGGATGGAGAACGACTTAACACCATTATCTGTAGCAGACGTAAACGTATCAGATTTCGCGTTGTAGATGCCTACATGACCCATATTCCCGTTGCTGGGGTCGGCATTGAAGTATACCCTGGCATTATCGGGTATCTTATCTCCGGTTTGTATTTGGCCGGCTTGGGATCGTGCCTGGTAGTCTGCAATAGCGGTAGGCTGTCTGTTTTGATTTCCTTGTTGATCGTCTACCCATTTGAGACAGTATCCGGCGTAGTTAGGAGTAGCGATAGCCTTACCGATTTGTGCTTGCGGATCTTTACTATTCGGTGAGAGAACAGCCGCGGCTTGAGAGATAGCCGACGGGGTATAATCAACCTCCTGGGTTTTTTTCTTTTTTAAAGCGGCCCCCTGCATGATATTTTGTTGTATTTGCTCTTGTGGGTCAATTTGCTGCGCAGCTCCCTGGACTGGATTCATGACTTAATTCTACCAGATTTTATTGATATACTATATGGATGTGGCCCTCTGGAACTTCACTTTTTGATACTGCAATGCAAGGGACAACCTTTGTCACGGCTGACGATCACGCAGCAAGACATCGCGAACTCGGTAGCTTAGGTAATAATATTGGAGCGGTTTTTGGGACGTCTGCGGGGACGAATCTTCTTTTATTTGTCGATGCAGCTGGTGAGTTTGTGCCAGCCGTTAATGCCTCAAATGTTTTCCAAGATCCTATGGGAGGGACGTTTAATAATTCTACATTCGGAACGGTAGCCATGACGGGAGGAACTTTCAACAATGGTATATTCGGGACTCCAACGCTGCAAGCCCCGACTATTAATGGACAAGGCACTAACTCAGGCACCCTATCGGGCGGATTATATGGCACCGCACAATGGACGGGAGGAACAATAAATCCTATAGCTGGGAGTATTGATATCATAGAGAATAAAGTGACTATAGCAGGTTCTATTTCTAACTCCACCACTCCTGGAACACTCTATACCTATACTATCCCCGCTAATCAATTAGGGACTTCTGGATGGCTTAATACCGAGATGTGGGGCAAAGCGTTAAACACCTCTGGCACGAACATGGCGGTTACTATTGCCACCATGTATAACGGGTCTACTATAGTCTCAACTACAAGATCATTCGCAAGCGGAGGCGGTACTATTGATTGGTATTTAACCACATACTTAGCGAATCAAGGCACTACTAATGCTCAGCTCGGAGGGTTTTTCTTTGCTGGACAAGAGGTAACAAACGGAGGAAATTATATGAATTCCGGTAATGGAACTTCTGGGATTGATAGTACCGTTGCTGGGACTTTTAAAGTTGTCTTTACCTCAAATATCGCGAATACAAATGCATGGCTTACTCTGCTCTCTGCAAAGTCAACGCTTTCATAATATGAACATACCAGGCGAAGCATCAATCACACCACAACAAGTCCAGCAGATAGCCCCGGAGGCGGTTTCTCCGCAAGGGCAATCTAAGCTTGCAGCTAAAATGGTAGGAGCAAATCGTATCAAAGGGATGCTTGAGTCAGCCCTTGGAATCGCTGCGAAGAATCTAGGGGGTACATCAAGCGTCAGGGTAAAAGATTTCCAAACAGC